AACAACAAGTTGAGATGCTTGCGGAGCTCTACCGCAACCAGGTCGGGCTCGGGAGCCTTCATGCTCGGGCCGAAGTCCCGGCTCTCCTCCGATGGCTTGTGCTTGACCCGGATGATGTAGTGGTACTGCCGGTAGATGTTGGCGTTCTTGATGGTGTTGTCGACGAAGATGTACCGGTCGTCCGACGCCGGCATCACCTCTTCCCATGGTCCCGCCGGAGCTTCTGACCTCAGCACCTGAAAGGTGTAGTCGAGAACGTCCTCAGTCGTGTCGCCGATGTCCCAGATGATCTGGTTGTAGTCTACCGACAGAGAAAGAACTCGGATGTTCTTGACCTCGAGCATTAGCCTACTGCTGCAGCTTGCTGCTGAGCCCTCCTACGCTCAAGCTCCTCCATCGCTTTCTGGTACTCATCGTAGGCACCCATCCCTCCACTGGCAGCCAGGGTACCGAGACCCATGGAAGCTCCACCAGCCAAGGCTCCGGGTACACCACCACCCACGAGCGCGCCACCTGCAGCTCCACCAGCTGCTGCAAGTGCTGACTCTGGAAGCGCCTTCACCACACCCATGGTGGCGCCCTTGGCTCCCGCCTTGGCACCTTCCCAACGCTTGCCCTCACCGGCGCGCAGAGCTCCCGCTACTCCACCAATGGCGCCAGGAATTGCAGGTAGGAATGCCTCCTTAACTGCCGAAGTCTTGTACTTGCCGACAGCACGTTGAAAGTCAGACATCTGCTGCTGCAGCTTCTGCTTCTTCTGCTCAGGAGTTCTTGCTGCCTGCTGTGCAAGGACCTCAGGAGGGATGATGAGCCCACCCTTGAGCGCAGCTCCTACTTTCACGGAGCTAAAGGGCTGATACCTACCCTCGACGCAGCGTACTTCATCGCCGACGCTACCTTGGGAGGCGGCGGAACACCAGGAGTAGCCGCTGGTTTCTTCGAGCCGTACAACGCGCTTCCAATCGCCTTTACCGCAGCGGTTCCAGGGATGGCTTCCACCATGGACCTACCAGCTGTTCCAGCAAGCTGCTTGGCCGCATCGGTATCTTGCTGACCCCATTGTTCACCACCAGGTGCCATTGCAGCGACCTTGGGTGCCAGCGGATTCATCTTGATGGCAGCACCACGAAGACCATGCTTCACCTTCTGTGGTGAAGTCAGACCGATACCGGCCTGCTGCATCTGGTTCTCTTGCGTCTGCTTCTCAGCAGCACCCTTGCCACCGATGGCGCCACCCATCAGCGCACCTGCCAGAAAGGATTGCTTCTCTACTTCCGCTGCCTTTGGCATCTGAGGTGCAGCCGCTACTGGTTGTGCAGCAGGTTGCTTCGCTGCTTTAGTCTGACGGTCTAGCTGCCGCTGTGTCGCCCACGACGGGGAGAGGCCGCCAGCGAAGTGGTCACCGATGGCTTGCCCCCAAGTACGCTCAGCTACCTTCGCTGCCGCATACTTCATCGCCGAGGCAGCCTTCAAAGCAAGTGGCTCTGCCATCTGTTGCTCTCTGGTCTTGTGGAAACCAGCCGTTCGCTTCGCACCCTTCCCTGCAAGAGCACGACCACCAAAGGCTCCACCTACACCACCAATTCCTGCTCCCAATAGAGCACCTGGTAGAGCACCCTTGGGGCCTAGTGCCTCTCCTACCCCAGCGCCAGCCATTCCACCAGCCACACCACCAGCAAGACCTCCCCCAATAGCTCCACCACGCTGTTGCTCAGTAATGTATGCCGCTCGAGCTTCTTCAGGAGTGAGTCCCTTCTCACCTCTGAGGGCATCAATCTCTTGTGCCAACCCGGCCTGCGACATGTACCCTTCCTGACCTTCCTTGTACATCGCATGCGCCATGGAGCGACCAGCAAGGTCGATGAAGTTGACTGCAGAAGTCTTCTTCGCCTCATGTTGAGCCTGCAGTATTGCCAACTGCTCCTGCAATGCAGGATCATTAGAAACATCCTGTGCACCCTGCCGGATGATGGTGGCAGGTCCAGCAATCCCTCTGCCCACCTGACCACCGAGGATATTCCCTCCGACTGCTCCACCGAGAGCCCCGATACCAGCTCCAGCTAGACGGCCACCGATACCAGTACCTCTCTTGGACCCTGCAAAAGCTCCAAGACCAGCACCAGAAACGGTACCGAGAAGCCTACCGCCGGCTTCCCCTCCCTCCATCTCCTCTGAGAGAGAGATAGGCGGACCACCTTGTGCCTCCTTGGCCGAACCAGTCTTCACCTCCTGCACAGCCTTCAGCGCTCGCATCACGTTCCTGGCTTTGGAGCTAGACTTGGGCTTGCCCCCCATCAAAGCCGGAGGCTCTCCCTTCTTGGCAGCACCCTGGTAGGGAGGAGCCTTCTTACCCTCAAAGTGCTCAGTCTGAGCAGCCTTCACCGACGCCGTCACCTCCTGCGGGCTCTCATCAGCACTGAGGGCTTCCGTCCCCTCTTCATCATCCCCAGTCTCTCCGCTAGGAGGGGACTCTCCGGCGGCACGTTGCTTGTTGAGCTCGAGGTCGAGCTGCCGCTTCTTCAGCCGCAGCATGTCCTTCAAGTCCCAGGTGTCAGTCTTGTCCTCTTGACGGCGAGCAATCCGACGCTCGATGTCCTCGGACTCGATCTGAATACACTCCTCCTCGAGGGCAATGGCCTGGTCGTACAAGGGCGTGCCCTCATACTTCTTCAGCCAGCAGTTGCCTTCATCGTCGTGGTAGGAGAGCTTCACCTTCCCGGAGGCAATCTTGCTCACTTCCTCGAGGGGGAGCTGCTTGAAACGCTCCGCCATCTCATCCTCAGCGGAGGCACGCTTGTCCCGTTCTACCAGCGTCTTCAGGAATACATCGAGCATCGTACTCTCCTACTGAAATAGCCTTCCGATACTACCACCAGTACTGCCACCCATGATGGCGCCCCTTACCGCACCCTTGGCTGCCCCCAGCGCCATCGTCTTGCCTGGGTGAGACGACGCAAGGTTGCGGTCGATGATCTGCTTCTGGGCACCAGCCAAGCGTGCCGCCTGCCGGAAGCTTCCATCCTGCGTCTGCTTCAGCTGCTGAACCCGCTGCTGAAGCCCACCGGTGCCGGCCCCAGCCGCATGATGAGCCTTGGCTCCCTCATACGCGGCGCCTATCCCAGCCCCGATACCGGCCCCGAGACCTGCGGAGCCCATCTTGGTGCCGGGAGGGCCACCCGGAGGGGGAGGAGCTCCACCCGGCGGAGGACCCCCGGGAGGCGCGGCGGCGCCCGGCGGCGGACCACCGCCAGGAGGGGGACCACCAGGGCCAGGAGGCCCGCCAGGGGGAGGTCCACCGGGTGGAGGCATGGCGCCAGGTGGGGCCCCGCCCTCCATCCCTGGGGGAGCGGCGCCCGGGGGCAGCCCTTCTACCGGGGGAGGAGGTGGTGCCGTGGTCAATCCCAAAGCGTCAGACGCCATCTGGTTCGGGTCCTGAGAGGCAATCTCCATCATCTGGGCTCGCTGCTGCTGCACCCCCATCCGCAGGTTGGCGGCAATCTCAGTCTGCTCGAGCGCCTTGTCCGTTGCCTGGGTAGCCTGACCCAATGCCTGCTCGACCTTCTGGCCGGCTTCAGCAGCGTCCATCTGGAGCTGCTCGAGCTGCATCTGTGTGGCCTGAGCACCTTGCTGAGCTTGCATGATCTGCTGCTCGGCCGCCGTCGCCCTCTGCTTGTAGAAGTCAGCCTCGTTGCGGTTCTGCAGCTGCTGACCAACCATCTCAGCCTGCAGGTAGTTCTGCGGCATGAGCTGAGGAGCATCAGTTGGGGAGGACATTGCCGCCTCGGGCTCATCCATAGCGCCCGGGACATCCTGAGCAGTCTTCACCCAGGCGGCCATGGCCGACGCAGCCTTTTGGATGGCCTCGCTCTTCTTCGCTCGAGCAATGTCGGCCTCGGTCCCCAACTCTCCACCGGCTGAACGGCCAGCCAAAGCACCGGCTGCCATCCCAGCAATGGTCCCGGCCTTGCCACCGATGAGCTTACGCCCAGCAACGCCGCCGGCGGCGGCCCCACCCAGGACACCCAGGGTCTTACCAGCCCGCTCACCCCGGCGGGACTTCTCCCGCTCGTGCTCAGCAGCGATGGAGCTCACTCCACGCTGACGCCCCTTCTCCTTGAGCTCAGCCTCGGTCTCGTCCTTGGCTGTCTTCACCCAGGCAGCCATCCGAGCAGCGGCAGTCTTCACCGAACTCGTGGCCTCCATCTCCTCAGGTGGGGCCTCTTCTGGCGCCGCCTCCGCCGCCACCGGGGGCTCCTCTACTGGAGCTTCCTCCACGGGTGCCGGGGCAGCATCAGCCACCTCGGCCGCTGCCGTAGGGTCCTCGGGCGGCGGGGCCTCCACCACCGCCTCCTCCGGGGGCTGCATGGCCTCGGCTGGAATGGCACGCCACAGCTCATCCACGCGTTCCTGGGCACTGGACATGTAGCTTTCAGCCCGGCCACGCATGGCGTTGTCCCCTGCCACGCCAATCATCCCACGCCAGAGCTCCACCAGCTCTTGCTCAGCTCGGATGATGCGCTTGGCAATCTCGATGGGGTCGACGCTTGCCGGTGGAATATCCGGTTCTGCGATGTGGGGAGGGCCAGCCAGGGCCGTCATCCGCCCCACCAAGTACTCGAGCGCATCCTGGTAGCAGTAGCTCCGATGCCGAATGACGTTGCGAACCTCGGCTGAGTTGGGTCCCCGCACGCTGTTGCCGTAAATGATCGTGGCGTTCATGATGCGCAGCAGAGCACTGGCGATGTCCCCCATGAGGGCTACCGCATGCTCCTTCGGGACACTGAATGCCCCCTCTAGGAGACCCTCGGTGTCCGGTGGGTCCTCCCATCCGGCCGTCTTCACCTGACCTGAAGTAGTGGGAGCCGGTACTTGTCGCACCGACTGGTAGAAAGCAGACGCCTCATGGAGAGGAATGCCACCACTGTCACCCCGTAGGGCTTTCTCGAAGTCGAACATCACGCTGTCTCCACAATGATGTAGTACCCGTCAGCTGTTGCCTTACCGTGAGCGTTGTCTGAAATCAGCTTTGGAGCGGACCCATCCGGCGCGGCGTACACAGTACCTGTGATTGTAGCGTTGCTGAACCCGAATAGGGGATTGGCAGTACCAGTACCCTCCAGCACAACACCATCAGTAGGAGTCGACTGGATGATCCACAGACTGCGGTCGATGAACTTCGACAGAATCCCCGCTAGCGGGAATGGACCGGGGTTGCCTGTGTCCTGAATCTGGTCGTTGATCTGCTTGTATGTGAGACCAGCCCCCGTCGGGTCGCTGAACGTCGCCGTGCCAAGTGGTAGCAGTGTTGTAGGGTTGGTGAAGATGAGCGTCTTCCCATGCAACCCGTGAACGAGCCCATACCCATCCACCACCTGCTTGCCACCACGAATGCCACCGTTGAGGATGTGCTCCATCTCTCGTAGGCTGCCGGCATGCAGAATCTTGCGCATGACTATGCCGGCTCCACGAGGATGTAGTACCCATCGACAGTAGCCTTGCCGTGGAAGTTGTCGCTAATCAACCGTGGGGGCGTTCCACCCGGTACGTCGTAGACCGTTCCAGTCACAGTAACTGCCCCGAACCCGAACACCGGGTTAGCTGTTCCAGCACCCGTGATGACCACACCGTTGGTCGGTGTCGTCTCGATGACCCACAACGACTTCTTCACGAACTTGGGCTGAAGACCGGCGTGGACTGCCTTGATTTCAGCGATGACCTCGGCCAGGGTATGACCAGCACCCACCTTGTCACTAAAGGTCACGGTGCCAGCCGGAGTGGTGAAGATGAGAGTCTTGCCGTCGAGACCGTAGACCTTGCCCTCAATGACCACCAACTCCCGGCCGCCGATGATGCCACCGTTGATGACGTGCTCCGCCTCCTGAAGGGCACTGAACTGGAGAATCTTGAGCATGAGGCCCTCAGTACGCCAAGTAGGACGCGTTCACTGACCAGAGTTCTGAATGGACACCTGGGGTTCCCAGAATGCCCTCGATGTTGATGGCTACCTTCACCCGCTGCTTCATCTGTTCTACTGACCCCTTGAAGTACTGCAGCCAGTTCATGATGAGCGGGGTCTTGTCATTCACGCCTACGTTGATACCACCGTTGCTGTAGTTGATGTGGTTCCGCGTCTGAAGTAGACCCACCGATTCTAGCAGCGTAATGGTGGTCATCCTAGTGAGCAGCGCCTGTTGGTTCTTCATCAGCAGGTCTTCCAAGCCCAGATTGGTGAAGTGAGGCGTCCCGTTGAAGTCGCTGAGGGCATCCATGGTGGCCCAAGCAATGATGGGGTCACTGCTCTCTTGTCCTGCAATCAACCGGTTCAGCAGCGGGTGGTCGCGCGTGTAGGTCCGCACAATGTGTACGAACCCTTGCATTGCAGGGCTGAGAGCTTGAACGCCTTCGAGCTCTGCCATGAGCTAGCCCGAGCTCTTCTTACGCTTCTTGCTCTTCTTCTTGCTCGAGGTGGGAGAGGAGGGCGGCTCGTAGAAGTCTTCCAGGTCGTCTTCGCTGCCCTCTGTCACCTCGATGGTGGGAGCTGGTACCACTGCTGCTGCACCAGCAACTGGAGCTGTGGTAGGTGCCGCAGTCTCCACCTTCTTGGCCGGAGGAGGAGCATACTTCACCGCTTCCTTCACCACTGCCAAACTGGCGGGGTCGATCTCCTGACCCCTTTGATTGGTGACCCGAACCAAGCCCTTCTGGTACTTGTCGGACAAGTCCTTGGCGAGCCGAGTGAGGATAACCCTCGACACCGGTGAGGGTCGACCCCTCAGTACACGAAGAAGACCACCACCGAGCTGCAGGTTCTTCGTACTACGCTCTGGTCCCACCAGTTGACGACGCTTGTCTCGTGTCTTCGGGTCTCGCGTAGTGTTATGAATGTAGTAGAGCTCTTGAATCTTCTCCATGTCCTCATCCTAACTAGAGTTCTTGAACAGAAAAGGGCACCGACGGACGGCGCCGGTGCCCTTCGCCGGGCCGACAAGGATTGGGTGGTGACTAGTTGTTCACCACCTGCGGGAACTTCAGACCTTGGTCCACGCGGTTGTTGACGGCACCCAGCGCCTCTTCGGCTACCGGGATGAAGTTCGCCAGGAGCGTCTGGTCGCCCGTACCCTCGACGGCGTTGCCGGAGTACAGCTCGATCTTGCGCACGGAGGCGATGTTGATGACGGCCATGGCGATGTCCTCCCACGACTGGAAGGTGATCATGTTGGCCACCTTGTCGATGTAGAACTTCGTCTGGTTCAGCACGTAGAACTTGCCGAAGAACTCCGGCGAAGTGAATACGTACAGGTTGCCCGCCCGCAGGATGTCCGTCTTCACCGTGCGGATGTAGGGGCGACCCAGGAGGGTGTTGTACTTGTAGCCGTCGACCGTAGTCTCGGACTGGATGCGGTCACCGTTGTCTTCCACGGTCCAGCTCAGAACGTCGTCGAAGTCCAGCTCCGTCATCAGCACCCGCTCTGCCCTGAGACGGTTGCCGTCGAGGAGCTTGAACAGCTCGACAATGTCCTTGCGCTGAAGCGGAAGAACGGTGGCGTTGTCCGCTCCTGCAGCTCGAGCCAGCTCACCCTTGCGGATGCTGAACTCAGCCGGAGGAGTAGCACCCTGCAGAGCAGAAGCAGTGAGGGCCGCAGCGGTTCCGCCGTTGGCCTCCACCTGCAGCGCCTGCACGGCTGCCTCGATGTGAAGCACGAACTCCCGGTCCTCGATCTCTTGGATATCCTTGACGGAGTTCTCCTCGATGATCTTGGTGATGGGCATCTCGTACGCCAACAGCTCCTGCTCCGTCTTCTGGAAGACTTCGCTGGAGATGGTGAAGAACGCCACCTCTGCACGCTCACCTCGGATGAAGCGCGCTGTGGGTTGCCCACGGAAGGTAATCGCCATCGCGCGTGACTGCGGCTCGATGTCGATGATCTTCACCAGGGTGTCGTGGTTGGTTGAACGCTGGCAGTCCGTACGCGTCACCTGCTCCGGGG